ATGGTAAGTCAGCAAACTTATCACTCAATGATGTACAGCGTCGCAATAGAATCATACAGTTACTAAGTGACTGGGGTTTAATTACTATCAAGCAACCAGATACTATTGTAGATGTAGCACCTCTTAGCCAGATCAAAGTCCTAAGTTATAAGGACAAGGGTGGTTGGAACTTGGAGAGTAAGTATAATATTGGGAAGAAAAAGACTTAGTGATATACCTAACCTAGAAGGTTATGGTGTCTTTGTAGATGGTATAGACTTCCAACACCTCACTAGAGAGGAGTGGAGGGAACTTGGTATGCTTCACATGAGGAAACCTGTTATGGTTATACGTAACACTGGACTCAAGAGGCAGCACTTTCACAAGTTGATGAAGATATGGGGGAGAGATAGGCAGAACTATGCTGCTAGTCTCTTTGCTAAGTATCCATGGGCAAATAGAGATAGACATAAACTTATGGATAGTCCAGAGGTGACTGACCATGAGAAAGCAATACTAAAAGAATACGATAAGATAGGTGGCAACACTAGCGGTGCCGTCCTGAGAGTTTGTGGTGATGGCACAGGGCTATTTGCTCATGGAGAGCTACTATGGCACAGCAACGAGAGTGGTGACATAGCCTTTACACCAGGCGTAGCACTCCTTGGGGATCATGGAATGACGGAAAGTGCTACTGGATTCATGGTCACTACACCCTACTACTATAGCCTCAGTGAAAGTATGCGTAGTGAACTGGATGAGATGGTGCTCGTCCATAACTTCCAAGATGGAAAGATAAACGTAGAGGGTGAGAATAATTTATTGTACAAGAACATGTGTCCTCAACCAGACACTGAGATACCCCTAGTCATACAATCACCTGGTGGTATTAAAGGACTACACTTCCCATACAATACAACCACACGTATCAAGGACTATCCTATAGAAGAATCAGTAAGACTACTGAACGAAATAAGATGGGGTCTCGATAAGTATACCTATGATTATTGGTGGGAGAATGATGATGACCTATTAATATTTGACAATAGTATAGTACAACATAGAAGACTGGGTGACACTAGCAATCGTTTATGTCATAGGTATCAGTTTGATTACACATACCTAGTGAAGAAAAGATACCAACCTTATCTTCAAGAACCATACATCAGTAGGTACAAAGAGAAGATGGAAACAGTGAGCTTGACATTCCAAACTCCTATGTTATAATGAATACGTACACTGCTTTTAGCAGACTACAACAACTACACAATGAAACCACTAGCAGAAGTGCTTGGAAGATTTGTCGACATAAAGAACATATCTTCTGTCAGAGAAGGAGAGATACTTAATGCTCTTACTCAAACTGACACATACTTTTACGATGTACCAGGATGGGGTCACGGAAACCCATTTTGGATGGACATCAGTGACATCAGAACAAAGAATGCTGATGGCACAGAAAACAATTCAATAAGACTGGGTGGAACTGGTGATCAAGAAGGACTAGAGAGTGATGTCTCTAAAGGTCTTAAGACATCAGTTCCACTTTGTGCTGTATACATAGACCCAGATCCAGATGTGGAATATGTAGTACAACTTTTGGATTGGTTTAACCGAGTCAAAGAATTCAAAAGACAAGGGTACAAACGCCTACCTGTAGTCCCATACTTTAGGGATAATCCTACTGAGTTCCAGTTAACATTACAGGACGCGATAGATGACTTCCGTGCTGTAGCTAATAGGGGTACAGGACAAAAGGTTATCACTGAAAAAGAAATCTTAGAACTTCTAAGAAAACGTTTCGCAACCTATCCTTTAACTGGTTTGAAGGATCGTATGGTTAGATACCTAACTCAACTAGACCTAGGTCTTTCTGGACAAGAGATCAAAGGTAAATGTAATACTGTTCTCAGGGAAAGAGAACGTCTCGGCAACATTGAATACTTCTCAAGAAAAGACGCAGAAGACTTCAATGATAATTGGTGGGAAGAGTATTCCTCCGAGGGAAAGTGGGACGCTAAACCAAGTCTGGTTAATGCTTCCGATTCTACACGTGCTTTACGTTTGTGGATTCAGATAATGAACTACTATGTAGAGACTGGTGAGATCTTTAACTTCATGTCATTCCATAGTGGGGCAACTCAACATGCTGACATTGACGATGGTCTTAAAGAGTTGAAAGAAGAACTACGTGAGTTACAAATGACTACTATCAAGTATGTCAACAGATACAATCACGAGTTTGGTGCTGATCATGTGAGACCTACATGGGATCACATAGGTTCAATACCTCAGAAGATTGAGGATGATGGCACCAAGAGAACCAACTGGTGCGGTTTCCAAGACTAAATTATGGAGGGTATCCACCCTCCTTTTTTTATGGAAGTGATATAATTAGTAGTGTACGCTTCGGGTACATAAACTAACGACGCTTAAGGAGGTCACCATGAACATTCAAAGATATAGTGCTGCCGATTTACCAACACTATTTGATAAAATTTCTAAGAACAGTATAGGAATGGATGAGTACTTTGACTCATTCTGGAACGCAACACCATCAAACTATCCACCCTATAACTTAATCCATGAATCAAATGTACTATCCAGATTAGAGATAGCACTAGCAGGATTCAAAAAGAAAGAAGTTAAAGTTTACACAGAGTATGGTAAACTAACTGTAGAAGCAGAGAAAGAAGAGAAAACAGAAACAGGTAGCTATGCTCACAAAGGTATAGCAGCTCGTTCCTTCTCAAGACAATGGTCACTCGCTGACGACACTGAGATAGGTGATGTCACATTCGAGGATGGACTACTTACAGTATCACTGAAGAAAGTAGTACCAGAACACCACGCAAGGAAGGATTACATCTAACCTACATAAGGGGGATTGACAAAAGTCAGTTCCCCTTTTATAATATATGCATACATTATCTTGCCATGATAGAAGAAGAAAGAATTAAATTAGTATTCACGAGAGATGGAGATAACATCATCTGTGATCTACAAGAGGCAGTTGATAAAGAGACTGGTAAGAGACAGGCATACATCATGACTATACCTTACAAGGTATGGATCATAGATCAACCTGAGTCTCCTGTTAACATGGAAACATTTGAAGACCAAGAGGTCAAGATTAGATACACTCCATGGAATCCATTTACTATTGATCAGAAGATCGCCATCACAACTGACTATGTGATCTCTGTAATGGAACCTTCACCTAGTATCTTACAGACATACCTAGCAAATGTTAGAGCAAAGTCTGGAGATCAGGGAGCTCCTCCAGTTAACCCTGAGATAGTAGCACCTGACGGTACACCAGTATGATTAAACTATTATTATTGAGACATGGTGAAGAGATCATATCCACAGTAAAAGAGATAGTAGAACCAGAGACAGAGAAACCATTAGGTTATCATCTACACAAACCATTCAGACTTGACATTGTTGACTCCCAACAGAATCAGGGGTATCAGTTAGAGTGGTTTCCTTGGGCACCTCTAAGTAAAGATAAAGATTTTTATCTACCAGGTAGTCACGTAGTCACAGTGTATAATCCACTGGACGCACTGACCACACAGTACATCTCTGCTATAGATGAGGAGAGGTATGATGCCAACTTCAAGAAACATGAAGAAAGATTTAATCTTTCATATGAAGAGAACGATCTGGAAGCAATGTTTAGTGAAGCAGAAAAAATTATGAGTGAGGATGAGGAAACTAAACCTGTATGATTCATACGATAACGTAGTTTTCTCATACAAAACAGATCATAAATTTCATGGTGCTAAACGTATCACAATAGAAGCACCTACTGTACTTAAAAAAGTTGTAGTAGAATATCCTGCTAAGATTAATGGTGAGTTTGGTATCGTAGCATTTGATCAACCGATAGACAACCCACTATACTATAACTATATTCCTCAACCATTCCCATTGTTCGTGGGTGAGACCAGAACGTTTGATCATTTTATGTTCAACGGTCCTGATTACTTTAAGATAAGGGTTGACGAATATCGTCCATGGATGTATATTGGTAACGTATATAAAACTGATCTTGATATCGTTCCTGTTTACAAATACTTTAGACAAGAGAACGACTTAAATAAATTATTATCATTATGGCAATCCCCTTAAGTGAAAGTGAATTAGAGTATGTGATCTCAAAGGTAGATCCAGAACACTCATGTATTGTACCTTTACAATCAATGCTCGACCAGAGAAGAAGAGAAGACTATGATTACATGACTGACTTCATCAACGTAGCAGATTATGTTGATGATCAGTATGAAGAAGAGTATGCTACTGTCAGAACTGAAATGGATATTTATCCATCTGTGATCTATTTTAAAGGAGAACAGAAACTTCCTAATATAGATGTGAAGAAAAAAACTCATCCACACTGGGGTCCTAATGGAAAATTAGCAAGCACCAGAACAACTACAAAAAGATACTAATGGATATTCAACTCCTCCTACTAAAGTCAGGTGTCTATCTGATTACACAGATTGAAACTTTAGATGAGGAACCCGCTGCTCATCTGGTACAACCATATCGCATCAAGGATGATGGCACTTTGGAACCTTGGCCATTACACACAGATGATGAAGATGTATTGA